CGTGCAAGTATTTCCTACACTTGCAGAATGAATCGTACAAAACAGAACAGTTTTGTAACTAGTTCGTCTCAGAGACAAAAGTCTGAGGACGAGAAAGTAGGACCTGTTGGTCATACAGACGTGACTAGTATGGGGATTTCGAGCGGTTTGAACGCCGAAAACCTTGTGCTCACTGTCTTAGATAGATCTTGTCTAGGACTGGGAGCTTCGGCTTCCATTGTTCAATGTGTTAAATCACTCATCATTCCATTTGTCTGTCGAAGAGCCCCGACCCGTAATAGGCCGGAGTGGTTCTCGGACAAGGAACTCAATCGATTCGTAGAATCGATGCGTAAGACAGTTATTCGTCTTATGCAAGTGGAAAACGACGAGAATCGGGAGCAGTCTTTCATGAAGTACTGGCTCTCCGTTTATCTCTGTCAGGTTTTCCAGGATCCTCAGCGACCTGCTAAGGACTCCTGGATCACCCAACCGCTCTTTTCAGGTTGGCTGAAACGCTTCATCATGCGGGCGATCGCTCGTCGTGATGTAAGTTTCATCTACTCTCTCCAGAAGGGGTCAAAACAAAGTTGGCCCACTCTTGGTGAGAAGAAGAAGCAGGAGGCTTTGGATAAGCATCGTGCTCGCCTTTCGGAGAGTCGGGGGGAAGTTCCCCTCGACGTCGATGAGACAATCGCAAGATTGGCCCGTCGGATCTTCTGTTCAAAGATGGATCCTTCGGAAGGTGTGAAGTTTCTGCCATCTGGTTCAGCATGCCTACAAGCGAGCCGCGAAAGCGGAGGCGCGTTAGGTTTGTATCCAAAGCTGAACCTGGACCTGGATGGGAGTCTACCGATGAACATGGGTAGACTTCCAGTTCTCAACCGTCAAATTGAGGACTGGAGGCATGAGATGTTCGAGTATTCACTATTTAGGGTGAAACTTGAAGCCATTAAACTCATGCGCGGGATAAAAACGGACCTTTTAAATGTCAAGGTGATAGCTGTCCCAGAACAGGGAAAGTTTCGCATTGTGACGAAAGGCCATGGTTTTCTGTATACGGCGTTACAACCTCTTCAGGGGAATATGATCTCCTCCTGGAAGAAGCGCCCGGAATCCACTATGAGATTCGAGGATCTTTCTGAAAAAGTCAACCAGATCGATCTGAACATGAGTGACATGCCCAAATGGTGTTCTGTTGACTATGAAGCAGCTACGGACTTGTTAAAACGGTCCGCGACCTTTGCGGCCATGAATGCGATGTATCTTGATCATAGGATTCGCATGGGAGGGGTGAACTCTTTAGTTTATTACCTCGCTATGGTCTCAATGCTTCCTGGTCAGGCGATCTATCCTGACCGATCTTCCGTCACAATTGGCGAGGGACAGCTCATGGGTCACCCCTTGAGTTTTCCGCTCCTGTGCCTGATAAACTTATCGGTTTATCATGTGGCGATCGATCGTTGGGTTGAGGCAGGGTTAGGAACCCGTGAGACGGGTCGTAGGATGAAGAAGAACGTAATAGTTAATGGCGACGACATGCTTTTCAAGTGTGTCGAGTCTTTCTACCCGTTCTTCCTCACCGCGGCCCAGGATGCTGGTCTAAAACCAAGCATTGGAAAGAACTACCTGTCAGATGACTGTGCAATGATCAATTCACAGACATTCCGGCGGATAAGTTGGATGGAAGGTGACGTAAGGATCTCAGAGATGAGACGTTACGGCTACTTGAACCAAAACGTGTTGTTCGGTCATTCCGACCCGGACGGCATGAATTTGGCGTCACCCGTTGGGACCGCAAGAGAGTTGAACCGCATGGTAAAACTCTGCCCTTGGTCAAATAGTATTATTCCTTGGACCCTAAGTCGCTTTAACAAGCACTTCAGGAACAGTGGACGTAATTACTATCCCAACTGGTACCTTCCAACGCATCTCGGGGGGTTTGGTCTAGATGTAAGTCTCTCCAAGACAGACATCCGGATCACTCGGGACCAACGTGTCCTCGCAGCGATCTTTGTTGCGAACCCCAAGATTGCCCTTACCTTCATGAAAGGTAATCTTTCCCTCCCATTGTCCAAGATGGGAGCCTCAGTTCTCAGGTGGAGAATGGTACCAATTATCGGACCGTTAGCAGAAGGAGAAGAGAGTGCCATGGAGGATCCGTGGTTGGCCAGGTTAGCTTACGCTAGCAGGGCCTCCGACGGGTCTTCGATTACTCCTCTCTCACTCCACTACTCACGGCTGCGAAAGCAGTATAGGCTCAGACCGATGTCTTTATCTCGGCTTGAACACTATATCGCGGTGCGTTTTGTCGCATCCGCTACCATTCCTTGTCCTCCCCTGTCCAAACTGTGTTCTGTATTACCCGAGGATCGCATACCCGATCTGACTGAAAAGCCAGACCGGTGCTAAGCGGTCCTCTTTGACCTGATCAAGTCGTTAAACTGATCAATGGGTTTCTGTTTGTAATAGCCCAAAACGGTGGTTCCTCCTGAACCTCAATACTTCCGTGCTAAACAAAATGCCGAGAGACTACACGGCGCTTCCAGACTAAACTGTCAAGAAGTCACGCTCAGAATTTGATATCCAAGCATGAACGTGATAGACTGACTCATTTGGTTGAACAGAGATGTATAGTCCCCCTCCTCTTCGGGGCACCCATTACTGAAGATTTTACAGAATGCCGCCAAAGCGACAAACCAAAAACAAAACACCAAAGATCAAAACTGCACGACAACCAATTGTTGCTGCTCCAGTGGCTTACAGCCAGAAGCAACAATTTCCCAACGCGGGAAACCGCAAACGGCGTGTGCGCAATTCAGAGTTGATAACCTCTATTAGCGGGAGCATGGCTCTCTCTAGTAAGTCCTATCCACTCAATCCGGGTCTCTCAGTCACGTTCCCGTGGCTGTCAGAGATCGCTTGCCAATTCCAGCACTATCGATTCCATTCACTTCGGTTTCGATATGTAACTCGAACGGGTACTTCGGAGAAGGGGTCGATCATCCTCTCCCCCGAGTACAATCCCGAGGACATGGCTCCGACCACGGAAGGTGAAGCCTCCAACACGCAGGATGCGGTTGAAGACGTCATCTGGAAGGATTTAATTTGTGAATTAGATCCCTCCTCCATGTTTCCTCTTGGCTCCCGGAAACTCATTAGGGTCAATAACATTGCAAAGGACCTCAATCTTTATGATTGCGGCAACATGCATGTTGTGACGACAGGTGAAGACAGTTCCGACGAAATCGGTAAACTGTGGGTCGACTACGATGTTGAACTCTTTGTTCCTCAAAGTACTCGAAACGACACCTTTCACGTCCAGAATGCTGCTTTCTTCTTCCAGGCTGCCCAGATCTTGGCAACCACGGTTCCAGAAGTAGCACTCTCTGACTCTAGCACATTCGTCAATACCATCCCTGGCCTCTATGAGTCCGAAGGCGTGTACACGTTCCCTCGTGGAGCGTATGCACTCACCTACAGCGGCACATGGCAGGATACTGATGCCGAGTATCACTCTCTCAGCATCATCCTCAACATCGATGGTAGTCCAAACGCGTGGTCAATTGAAACCAATAAGACCTCCACCCAACCCAACTCTGCAACGTCGATCAGTCGAACCTGGTTTCTCCTTATTGGGGAAGAAACCATGGAAGTCGAGCTCGTCGCTACGGGAATTGGTGCGGGAGGGACTCTCAAATTGGGAGACCAAACGCTTGCCGTGCAAACACTATGAACAAAGTGTCTACATCACGAAGTATGCCCTTCTTCCTGAATAAAGGATTGGAAGGTAGCTCCACCACCGGGCTTTTAAACCTGGTGGGATTCTCTGCTCCATTTCTGGGGCGAGTCTTGTCACGACCCGATCACGTCGTTAAACTGATTGATCGTAAATTGGTTAGTCCAGTGTAGGAATACACGAGACCAGAAGCCCTTTGGGTGTATGGAGGATTACCCACAAAGTAGTGCCGCTCGGGACTTGAAGCCCGAGTAGCGCCAAACGTGAGTGATCCGTGGACACGCATTAGTAGTACCGAGTCGGAGGCCTTGAGCCCCCGTACGGTCCGAAAGAGCGAGCCCGGCGAACCAATTGAAAGTCTTATAAAGGACAAGACTTCCTTAGTCGCGGTGAGAATAACCTACCTCCTTAACGGGAGAGGTCTAACTTCTCGTGGGCTGGTCTGCACATGGATGCAGAGTGGATTGATCAGATCGATCTTTCCTAACTCCAGATAACCAATTAGTCC